CGTCTTGTATTCATTGAACGATCCCAGCGCGCCACCGTTCCATGCGGTCCTGGCGTTGTTGACTCCCGCCATTCGCAGGAATCCACCACGCAGATCGGGGATCGTGTTCTGCCCGGTGATCGTGGCAAAAGCACTGCCTGTGATATCCCTTCCATCGGCCAGGCACCAGTTGGCCGCGTCCGCTCCCAGCATGGTCTTGAACTGCGGTTCAGTGAGGACCGACTGCTTGAGATCCCCCACCTGGTAAAGGGACGATTTCTTGACCAGCGTGTCCGCTATCGTGCTCGGTTGCGCTCCCAGCCAGCGGTTGGCCAGCGTGGAATAGACGAGGATGTCCCCGTCCAGCTTCGGGTTGTGGGTGACGTTGTTCAGGTTCTCGATGCCGAGGTTGGCGGTGGAAGCGTTGGCGGTTTTCACCCACTGGGAGCTGGTGGAATTCCATGAATAGATGGCCCCTTCGTTTTCAACGAGATGCGATTCCCCCTGCCCCGGCGTGTCAAAATGCCAGCCGAAACCGCCCTGGGTGGTCTGGCCATAGAACGCCACCGCGTTGGCATGACCAGCCCAATCCCCGGTCGGCGTGGTCCCGACGATGTAGTATTTGCCGACCGTGCTTGGCGGGTTGTCCGGCGGGGAATTTCCAATGCTTTGGACCGCGACCGAATGGCTTAATCCAATGGCCAGGGTTTCCACCTGAAGATTCACATAGGCGCGGGTCGCCAGGTTGTCGGTCAAATCGAACTTCTTGGTGGCATCATTCCAGATCAGGGACTGACCCGGCGCCGGTGTCTTGCCGACAAAATCTGCGGCATAAATCAAGGGTTGCGGCGGGGTAATGTCCGGCGATATCGGATTCACGCCGATATTGCCAGGCGTTCCACCCGGCAGCCTTGTGCCGCCAGTGCCCGTGAACACCGACACGTTGCCGGTGGCGAGATCGATGTACTGGTCACCCGGCAACGGCGGGAAAGCGGTCGGGTCAGGCTTGGTGTCTGCCGCCATGCCGAAGCGGTTCCCGGCTGATCCCACCTGGGCGGGATCGAAAGCCCCGGTACCCAGATAAATGATCGGGGAAGTTATATGCTGAGGCTCCCAACGGGTGTTGGTCGCGTTCCACACCGGCACCATGCCGTCCTCGGCGGTGGCAAGCTCCGTGCAGTCGCTAAGCTGCTCCAGCTTCAACTCGGTGCCGACATACCCGCGCACCGCCGACACGGTGACCAAGGATGTATCCTCGGCGGGATCCGCCACCGGCACCAGCGTGAAGTCGCCGGCCACGATCCGGTCGGCTTCCTCACCCAGCGTGTTGGCGGAAAAGGCCAGCGTGTCGATGCCGTCCAGCGTGCTCGATGCCTGCCAGGCGTTGGCCGTGGCGTCAAACCTGAGAAACTGCTTGTCGGTTCCGGGTGGCAGGATGTTCGCCAGCGGGACCGAGTCCCAGCGGGTGAATGCCGCGTTCCACTGCATAACGTCGCCATTTGCGTTCCCGCTTGGGGTAACTACAGGAGCGGCTCCTCCGGTCCATCGGTCCAAGCCTACCGACCACCTTAATATTTGCCCCTCTACTGTCCCCTTTTCCAGACCGGGCTCACCACGGGGCCCGATCTCACCACGCGGCCCGTCGATACGGCCGAGCGCGACCCAGCCGGCTGGCGGTTGCGCTGGGATCGCTGGATGCAGCGGCGGGTCGCCGGGATTGGTACCCGGCACTTCCGGCACCGCTGGCGCGGCTGGACCTGCGGAGGCCTGCGGATTTGCAGGGTCGTAAATGTATAACTCTTTCGTCCCCGTCACGAGCACCGTTGTCAGCACCGCCGGCCGGCCGGGGAGGTGATCCGCAAAGTCCACGCTTGCCGAGATCTTCAAGGTCTCACCCGCCGGACCCTGAATGTTCCCGCCGTTGATCCACGTCTGGCTGATTTCATCCCACCCATAGATCGACTTGGTGGAGAGCACGATCCTTAACTCACCCGCCAATCCGGCCTTCGGCAGGTCCTCCGGTTTCTGGACCGGGGTGTTCATGAACACGGGAGCGCGGAAGCTTCCGCCCTCGTCGATGCCGGTCTTGAGGAATTCCTTGATGTCGATCTTGTACGCAATCCCCGTGGCGGGATCCGCGAACGCCACCAGCGAGTCGACCTTGGGTGTCCCCTGCGGTAGTTCGTCAATGCTGCGCTGCGACATGGCCTAGCTGCTCCGCCGGGTGTTGATGGGACTATGTGGCTGCTTGCTGTTGCCGATCGGATCGTGGATGTCCTTTTGGTACAGGATGGCGTCGGCGTCCGCCTCGGCGATGGGCGGCCTCTCGCTGTACGGCATTTCTTCCGATGCCGTGATCTCGTACAGGCAGTCCTCCCGCTCGATCACCGAACTGATCTCCATCTGCCGGTTCTTCCATTCCAGGCGCCATGTGGCGAGGATTCCAGCGTTGAGGCTGGACTTCCTGACGGTGATGGTGTGCGAATAGGTGATCGAGCTCCTGGAGATGCTGACCGCCGTCCCGCCACCGTCGCCGGTCACCATGGCATGGAACACGCCGACACGCTCCCAGGTGGGGATGGCCTGGCCATAGGAGTCCTTGGTGGTCGCGGGCCGCAGGAGGACCACCCTGTCCTTCAGCAATCCGGCCGGGATGCCTGCCATTAGACAAGCTCCCCGGGGTCATACGATCGAAGCAGCGCGTCCACCGCGTAGGGGATGGATCCGCCCGCCGTGCCGACCGATTCACGGTTGACATACCACCCGGCCACCAGCAGCTTGATGATCTGCTTCATGCCTGGCGGCACGCCCTTGTGGTCCCGGCTGTAGCCCGCGGTGAACTCGATGGTCACCGAATACGGCCGGTCCGTGAATTCCGGCATCTCGTCGAAGATCACCAGCGGCGGGTTGGCGTCGAACGCCGAGAAGGTGGAAGACGTGACAGTCCACTTTCTGGCGATGGTCGACCCGTCTTCCTCGGTGTGCGTGAAATGAACCACCGGCGACGGCACTTCCTCCAGCGCCGCGTCACCCGGCACCCTTTGCCGTGGCGCAATCACCAGGTAATCCGTGCCGCTGACCGACAACCAATCGGGTGCCGGACGCTGACCGTCGCAGTAGAGCACCACATCACCCGCCTGCACCGACTCGCCGGCGATCACCAGCGGACGCCGGGGGAGTTCCACGGCATACCCGTCGATGGCGTCCAGCCTGAGAACCCAGCGCTGGTGCGTCAGGCTCTGCCGGGTGTGCATGCTGACATAGTCGGCCGCCACCCGGATCAGGCTTTCCAGATAAACGTCCTCATCCCCCGAATCAATCCGCAGGTGCTCGCGCATCTCGGGGATGGTCACCGGAAGCTCGGCCACATGGCCGGCGACCTTGGACAGGATCGGCTGGCCGAGCGTCGGCGGGTTCATTATTTTGCCACCCTCTTGCGGGTGGCCCGGGCCTCGTCCTTCTCGGGGTGGTCGTGTTCCAGCAGGATGGCGATCCCCCTGCCGGTCATGTCCGGCACATCAGCCGCCGGGACCTCGATGATGTGCCCGATATCGAGCACCTCGACCGGAGGACCGACCCGGACCAGGGTCTGAAGCAATTGCATCTTTATCATCATGGGTCCCTTGTGAAAGAAACCCGGGGGGATGGCGTCCCCCCGGGCTTGTGAGTACCGAGGGAAACTGAACTATTACTTGTAGTTCAATTTCTTGATAGCGTCGGGGTTCAGCACGCGGCTGTCGCAGAAGGCCTCGGAGAGATACCCGATCTGGTTGTTGGCCCAGTACAGGTGCTCGGTGACCTTGAGAATGATACCTTGACAGTCGCGAATTACGAAGCTGGAAAGGTCCCCGAACACCGCGGCCGCCGTGCCGGAAGCGGTGCCAGACGGCATGCCCCCGCACACGATGATGGGTCTTCCGAAAAGTGTCATCGGCGCGCGCGGCGAACGGAAATCGGTCACCAGGGCAGGTTCGCCACCCGTCGCCGTGAGGCGCTGGTTGTGAAGAGCCATCAGGGTGGCGTCGTTGACGATGAACGCCGCCGAAGGGGCGTCCCTGTACGCGCTATCGACGCTGTACATGAGGGTCAGCAAGTCGCTGATGGCGAGGCTGGCAGCGGTCCCGGTAGTGCCGGCGACACCAGCCCCCGTCACGATACCTTGCGGTTCATTGGTCCCCGAGCCGACCATGAACTTGGCCTCTTGTGCTCTGGCGACACGTTGCCCTAAGGCTTCCGCGAGGATGGATGCCAGGGGGATTGCGGAATCCCTCAGCATTTCCTCGGAAACCTTGACAATTTTGGACACAACTTTGAATGCGTCCAAGGTGATGTTGGCGCTGGCGAACTCGTCCAGCGGCTTGGCATCATTTTCATTGATCCACACGCCCACCGCAGAGTCGTTAACTACGGGTATCTCAATCTTGTGACCGTTTGAGGTGGTGAGGGTCTTGCAGAAGTTCCTGATAGGACAGAGTGCCTTGAGATACTTGACGTACTCGGTGGAGAATTCAACCGGCACAAACTCCTTGCCCTTGCCGGCCGCCTTGGTGGACATCGGGTCGCCGGCGGCGCGGGTGTCGATGGTGACGGTGGCGCTTCGGCTGCGGATGTTCACGCCGAGTGAGCGGGCGGCCTTGTGGTGCTCGTCGCCGGCGGCGTCCTGGAGGAGCCAGCCGCGGAAGGCCAGGTCCTGGTTGTGGCGCAGGTTGCGGTCGCCGTAGTCGCGGACATAGGCGGGAGCCCGTGAAGGCATCGGCATCGGCTTGGGTGTGGGGGGAAGCGACCGGACGGACTCGGCCACGGCGTTCGACTCGTCGGCCGGGGTGGTTTCCTCGGTGCTGTTGATCTCGCCTTCCAGGGTGGCCAGTCGGGCGTCGATCTGGCGGATGTCCTCGACGCACTTCGCCAGGGTGGCGCTCTCGTCGGTGGACAGTTCCCGCTTGCTCATCTCGTCGGCGGTGGCCCAAAGCGTCTGGCGCTGCTCCACCATCTCGTTGTACTGCTTGGTCAAGTCTTCACGGCTCATTGGATCAAACTCCGTCAATGGGTGTTGAAAAAACACATGGGGAAAGCCTAACCGTTAACCCTGACACCGCCTCCTGAGGCCCGCCACGGCCAGCGCCAACCTGAGTTGGTCCACCTTGCGCTGGTGGATTTCAAGGCTCCGCACGCTGACCTCGGTGGCGCTGTAGGCGGGGAAGGTGACCACGCTGGTCTCGGCCAGCGCCACGGTCTTCAGGAGCCGGCGGCGCAGTCCGTCCTCCTTGTCCACCGGCAGCCACTCGTCACCGCCGGGGGGAATGGAGAACCCGAAGGACATCTGGGAGACGTAGCCGCCGCGGATGAGTTCAAGCAGGTCATCGGCGTAGGACACCGATGGCGTGTCGATCTCCACCCTGAGCCCAGTGGAATCCTCCTCCAGCCTGAGGGTGCCGTTGGATCTGCGGCCGATGACCAGCCTGGGGTCATGATCGACCAGAGCCCGGACATCGGTGCCATCGGAAAGGCTGGAGCGGAAGGCGCCCGGCTTGATGAGTTCCCGGAAGCCGCCGAGGTTTTCCGACAGGGAATCGAACTTGGCGGCGTAGCCGACCAGCGTCCGGCCATCCTTGCCGCTGTTCTCGATGGACCCGCTTAATGTCCTGGTCTCAAGCATCGGACCGTCCTCATTTCGCGTTCGCTATTCAGTTGCCCCTGCCTGCGGTGTTCCTTGACCTCACCAGCCACCAGTTCCCGCACATCCTCGGCGGTGATCAGGATGGCCGGCCTCGGGCGCTGCGGCGCTCCAAGGATTTCAATTTCGCCGTCCCATGGTTCGTCCAATATCAGGCCTCCCCTGCCGCGGCGGCCGGCGATTGGGTGGTGGGGTCGCCAAGCTCGTCCACGGCAAGGGAGGGATCGGTCACCGGCGCCCTTGCCCCGGGCACCGCCAGCGTCGGATCCAGCGGCGCCATGTTCACCGGCGACAGCAACTGGTCCCCGCCCTCGACCGGCGGAAGATTTTCGAGCTTGCGAATCTCGTTCGGCGATAGTATGGACCAGTTGCGCGCGATCGAGTACGACTTGTAGCGCTCCAGCAGTGCACTGCGGAGCATCCCCTCGAAGTTGATCTGCCAGTAATGCGTCTTGCGCTCCTCGCGCAGGAGCAGCTTCCTGTCCGCTTCCTGCTCAAACCGGATGGCCCAAGGCCTGAGGCATGTGCCGACAAAGGCGTGCGCCTCCTGCTCCTGGCTGGCGTACCCGCCGGAACCGGACAGGAACAGCTTCGACGGCGGGATGCCGAAGATCCGGCATACCTCCTGCGCCTGGTAGTTCCGTAGCTGGTCCAGTTGGGCGTCGTTGGCGTTGCCGGAGACGGGCTGGAACGACATGCCTTCTTCAAGAATGGCCGTTGAAAAGCTGCGCTCCACACCTCCGTGGAGTGCTTCCCAACTTTTACGCAATCTAATACGAGCATCGTCGGAGAGTCTCCCGGGATGTGAAAGCACACCACCAGGCCTCGCGCCATTCTGGAACAGCTTGATGGCGTACAGTTGCGCCGCTTGGGTGAGTTCCAGGGATTCCGAGCAGGCTTCCACCAGTCCTTGTCCGGCGAACGCCCGGATCACAAGCGT